TTTTTTCTACGACATCTTTAAACTTGGAATGTCAGAAGAAGACTCAGACTGGAAAAGTTGGCACTTTACTACCAAAGATAACCCCTTAATTGACCCTGCTGAAATCGAGAGCGCGAAGAAATCCCTTTCCAGCTTCGCTTTCAAACAAGAGTATATGGCATCTTTCGACAATGCGGGTAGCGATGTCTTTAAAGAAGAATGGATTAAGTATGGGGAAGAACCTGAGTATGGTTCGTACTATGTAGCTGTTGACTTAGCTGGATTTGAGGAAGTTGCCAAACAAGCGGCTAACTCTAAGAAACGGCTAGACCAAACGGCTATTGCTGTGGTCAAGGTTACTGATGATGGCAAATGGTTTGTAAAAGAGATTGACTTTGGGCGTTGGGATATTCGAGAGACTGCTGCCAAGATATTGTTGAAGATGCGGAAATACCGACCTTTGGCTGTTGGAATTGAGAGAGGTGCATTAAAAAACGCAGTTTTGCCATATTTGAGTGACTTAATGCGTAAAAATAATGTATATTCTCATATAGTTGACTTGACCCACGGCAATCGCAAAAAAGCTGATCGTATCATTTGGTCACTTCAAGGAAGGTTTGAGCATGGGCGCATTGTGCTTAACTCCAAGGAAGATTGGGATGAATTCAAAGATCAACTTTTGATGTTTCCTGCAACTGGGGTTCACGATGACTTGCCTGATGCTCTTTCCTACATTGACCAATTGGCTGTTACCACTTACTTTGAAGAAGATGACTCAGATGAGTGGGAACCTATGGACATAATTTCGGGGATATAAATGGCAACAGACAAGTTAGACCAAAATCAATTTGAAGAACCTACTGAGAATGACAAGGAGCTAACTGCTTTTGTTATTGACCACTGCGACAGATGGCGCAATTATCGGGATACCAACTTCCTGAGCGACTGGGAAGAATATGAGCGTATCTTCCGTGGTCAATGGGCTGATGATGATAAGACCCGTGAGTCTGAGCGCAGCCGTATTGTTACCCCTGCTACCCAACAAGCTGTAGAAACCCGCCATGCTGAGATCATGGAAGCCATCTTTGGGCAAGGCGATTTCTTTGATATTGAAGATAACGTACAAGATGTAAACAATAATCCCATTGATGTTGAGATGATTAAGAATCAACTCATGGAGGATTTCAAGAAAGACAAGATCAGAAAAGCTATCGACCAAATCGAGTTGATGGCTGAAATCTATGGTACAGGTATTGGCGAGATTGTTGTCCGTACAGAAAAAGAGTATGTGCCTACAACTAGACCAATTCCTAATCAACAAGGTCAAGCGGCTATTGGCGTATTGGAAAGAGACAGGATTTCTGTCAAGATCATGCCAGTCAACCCCAAGAACTTCTTGTTTGACCCAAATGGCACAAGTATTGATGACTGTATGGGTGTTGCCGTAGAGAAATTCATCTCTATTCACAAGATTGTGGCTGGCATTGAGTCTGGTATGTATCGCAAAGTTGATGTTGGTGTGGTTGCTTCTGATGAAGACTTAGAACCCACACAAGAACTCACAATGTTCCAAGATCAGAAGGTCAAATTGCTGACCTACTATGGCCTTGTCCCACGGGAATACTTGCAAAACTTGGCTGAGAACAAAGACATTGTTGAATTGTTCCCTACAAGTTCAGAAGCTGAAGATTATCAAGATATGATTGAGGCGATTGTTGTTATTGCTAACGACAATTTGTTACTCAAGGCTGAAGAAAGCCCTTACATGATGAAAGATAGGCCAGTCATTTCCTATCAGGATGACACTGTGCCAAACCGCTTGTTGGGTCGTGGAACAGTCGAGAAAGCCTACAATATGCAGAAGGCTATGGATGCACAGATTCGCAGCCATTTAGACTCCCTAGCACTGACTACAAGCCCTATGGTTGCGATGGATGCAACTCGCCTACCCCGTGGTGCTAAATTTGAAGTAAAGCCCGGAAAAGCCATCCTTACAAACGGCTCTCCTGCTGAGATTTTGATGCCATTTAAGTTTGGCGTTACTGATGGAAACAATCTAGCCACTTCCAAAGAGTTTGAGCGTATGTTGTTACAAGCAACTGGCACACTGGACTCCAATGGTATGGTTACTCAGTCAAGCCGTGATGGTGGCGGTATGTCTATGGCTGTTGCTTCTATCATTAAAAAGTACAAGCGCACCTTGGTTAACTTCCAAGAAGACTTCCTTGTGCCTTTTATCAAGAAAGCCGCATTCAGGTATATGCAGTTTGACCCAAACCGCTATCCATCTGTGGACATGAACTTCATTCCTACGGCTACATTGGGAATTATTGCTCGTGAGTACGAGCAACAGCAGTTTATTAGCCTTTTGCAGACTCTTGGCCCACAAACTCCTGTGTTGCCTATTATTCTCAAGGGAATCGTGGCTAATTCAAGTTTGAGCAACCGATTTGAGATGATGGAAGCACTGGACAAGATGTCTCAGCCTGACGAACAAGCTCAACAGATGCAACAAGCCCAACAACAGATGCAAATGCAAGCACAACAGGCTCAAATTGCCTTAGTTACTACTCAGGCAGAGCAAAATCGTGCTGATGCAACCAAGAAAATGGTGGAAGCACAGTACATTCCTCAAGAAGTACAGGCAAAAATCATTGCGTCAACCACAAATAACCTGCCAAACCAAGCAGATCAAGCATCAGTTGAGTTTGATAAACGGGTTAGGATTGCTGAATTGATGCTGAAAGAAGCTGATATTAAGAATAAATCCAAGATTGTTGAGTTGCAAATGTCGCAGAATAACAATAAAGTTGGCGGTATGGAACAAGATTTCTTAGACCAATTGTCCAAATCTTTAGGCTCAACCCAACCGAAGGCTCAATAATGGATGTCGAAAGCCTAGCCAAAGAGCTAATCCTTAAGAACATGACTCCAGAGCAGCAATTAGCTGTTTTGGATTCTGTTAAAGCATCTGTTGCTCAAGCTAGAGAAGTGCAAAAGCGCAAGATTGGCGAGAATGTTGACATTGTTGTCCAAGCATTGAAGACAATTGAGTCTGACATTCGCAGTCGCTTTGATGATGTGGGTAATGCTATTGAAAAGCGTGTTGCATCTATTCAAGACGGGCGTGATGGCTCTAATGGCAAGGATGGTCGTGATGGAAAAGACGGAAAAAATGGTAGGGATGGAGCAAAAGGCGAAAAAGGTGAAAGTGGTCAAGCTGGGATTGATGGAGTGGATGGTGTTGATGGTGTGTCTGTCACCAATGCTCATATTGATTTTGATGGTTCACTTATCATTACTTTGTCTACGGGTGTTGAGCTTAATGTCGGCGAAGTTGTTGCTCCTGATCTTGCTGAATCCATCAAAGTCATTACTAATGGTGGCGGCACTTCTCAGTCTGTACTTGATACTCTAACTTCCTTACAAGCACAAATCACAGCTTTAATTCCTAGTCAAACTGGAAAATCAGGAAAATATTTAACTACCAATGGAACTACCTTATCTTGGGCATCTGTTACAGGTGTATTGAGTTATCAAGGTACTTGGAATGCTTCTACAAATTCTCCAACTCTTACTAGTAGTGTTGGAACAAATGGCTACTATTACGTTGTGTCTACTGCTGGCTCAACTAGTCTGAATGGTATTACTGATTGGCAAATTGGCGACTGGTTGATATTTAACGGCTCAACTTGGCAGAAATTAGACCAAACCAACTTAGTTACTAGTGTTGCAGGAAAGACTGGCGCAGTAGTTTTAAACAATACTGATGTTAGTGGTTTTGCAAGTATTGCAGCGGCTGGTGGAACAACAGTTTTAACTGTAAATTCTGCACCGAACTATGTTGTTACTGGTTCAGGTGGTCAGACAATTCAATTGCCTGATGCTACAACTTTACAAAATGGTGCATTATTTTCTTTTAACAATAATCAAAGCAGTGGCACTATTATTGTTAAGAATAATTCAAGTACAACTGTTGCCACAATTCAATCTGGTGGATATGTAAGTCTTGTATTACTTTCAAACTCTCTTGCGGCAGGTTCATGGGATGTGCATAACTATGCTCCATCTAATGTATCTTGGTCTACCAACACATTTGATTATGC